TCCGCCGTAATACACCGAGTTGCGATTTCCTCCGCCTGCGCCGCCGCCGACAAGTAATACGTCAAATAATCCCGATTTTGTTACAGTCAGAGTACCGTCAGTTGTGAATGTCAAAAGCGTGTAGTTGACACCTCCGACCGTAATGCTTGAGCTTGTGCCGCCTGTCGCTGATCCGTACCCTACGCCACCGTAAGGAAAAAATATGGAGGCTGACGCCGACGTGAAATACAGAGTGCCGCCTCCCCATTGCGCCAAAGCAAGTGACCCGGATGTGGTGACGGTTGCGGTGCCTGCGGTCACGGTGCAGGTGCCTGCTCCAATGTTGATGATTTGCAACGTGTCGCCAGCGCTGAACAGCGACGTGTTGACGGTGATCGTGGTGGCTGATGCGCTGTTCATGACGATGCGGGTGCCTTTGTCAGCAGCCACAAGAACGTATGACGCGGTTTTGGTTGAGACCGTCCAGTTGTAGTCGTTGGCTTGCAACGTATCCATTTGGGCGGCGGTCAATACTTGCCCGGCGGTGAAATCTTGAATGGCCATAGGTGCTCCTATCCTAAGGCATTTAGGGCGTCAAGTACGCCATACGTCGGGTCGTCCAAAATAAGGTTGTAAACGACGGTGGTGGCTGCGGTGTACAGGTTGACGCGGTGCCCGGTGCTGAAGTCAATCAAATGCTCAATGCCTTCGACCGACAGCTCTTGGCCGAGGCTGGTGGTGCCTGTGCCTGTTGGGAATGTTTTTTCGATGGTGATCGTGTCGCCGATGTCGATCGTGGCGACGGTGTCGCGTTGGGCGGTGGTGAGCATGGCGAATTTGGTGGCGACGTCGGTGTATCTAGCTTCGGGTTCGCCGTTGAGCAGGTAGGTGGCAGCTGCCGACAGCTGTGATCCGCTGGTTTCTAGCAGGCTGTTGGTGATGCTTTCCGTCTGAATGAAGTAGGTGGCGATTGAAGCGGTGTCGCTGGCGGTTGCGTTAGAGCCGCCGAGGTTTTGCACGTAGGCACGGTTGACGACGCTGTCGGCTTCAAAGGTGATGCCTACGTTGTCGTACTTGACGCCTGTGCCGTTGTCTTTGAAATCAGCAACCGATCCGCTAAGCGTCGCACCAATGCGGTCTTGGAATGTCAGCACGCCGTCACGCGACACAAATAGACGCCCAAATTCGGCGGTGCCGTTGATTTGGTTCAGATAGGCCAGCACGTTTGTGCCTGCCGGGACGGTGTACGCGGTGTCGTGGCCGAGGTTGACGGTGCCTGTGGAGATGTTGCGGGCGGTCGGCCCGGTCGGGTAATCGACTTCGGGCAGGTTCAACACGCTTTCAATGCGCTGGCCTGAGGTTTCAGTTGACACGTTGTAAGCATCCATGTAGGTCTGTGCCAGCAAATAGAAGTCGTCGGCGCAATAGACGCTGACCGTGTTCAAGCCACCTAGCGCAAAGTTGTAGTCGTAGTTGACGACGTAGCCCTTGAACAGGTATTCAAGTGTACTGGTGGCGTCGTATCGGCCGAGGCGTACGCGGCGCATAGGTGCCAAACCGGGCACGTTGGCGTTGGCGTCGTAATACGGGCTCGATGTGTCAAATGGGTTGAAGATGCCGTCAGCGAGCGTGTCATTGAGCGTGAACGTCATGGTGCCCGCGCTGAACTGATCGCCCTGATCTTTGCGGCCTCGACGCACCGAAATGTTTAGGGTGCCGTCGGTGACGTCAGCGAAATTGGTGGTTCCGTCCAGCACATACGTCGTATTGTCCAAAACGCCTTTAGTTGTGTCGTCAAGCGTGAACGCGTCGATCTGAAAACCTGTGTCGATTTCGAGCAGGTAGTTGCCTGATTGGACGATTGCTGTGCCGGGCATCAGACGTACCCGCTGACCTCAATGCGAGCCGGGCCAGCTGAACGGTTGTAGGCGCGAATGCTGTCTACAACGGCCTGCCCGATCTCGGCGCTGGTCGCCAATCCGCCGTTGACGTTGACGGTGACGTTTTCCAGCATGGCGTTGCGGGCGCTCGATGTGAACGGGTTGCTGGCAATGCCTGCCCCCAGCATATTTGGGGCTTCCATGATTTGCCGTACAGATGCGCCCCCGCCGCCACCACCCCCGCCAGCCACGCTAGGAGCCGCTACAACGACCGCAGACCCGGTGGACGAAGGAATAGGAACCCCTAGGTTTTTGTCGCCTCCTACGGCCGCTACGGACGCGCTCGAGCCACCCCCGCCGATCTTGCCCATTTCGGGAATGGTGAAGCCTTTGCCACCGATACCTGGCACCCAGTCGGGGATTTCAAATGACAGGCCGCCGAGGGTTGAGTTCCATACGTCGGCAATCGTGTTGATGATGCGTGTCCACACGTTCAGCATCGTGTTCAGGTACCCGGACACGAAGTCGACCATGACTTTGACGCCGACCTTGACGGCGCTAAATACGGCGTCTACGACTTTTCTGAAGCCCTCGAATTTGGCGTAGGCGGCTACGAGAGCTGCGCCGAGTAGCACAATGGCGGCGACCACGAGCCCGATCGGATTGGCGGCCAACGTGATGTTGAACGCGGTCTGCAAAAACGCCGCGGTCTTGATTGCCACGTTGTAGGCGATAATGGCGGCCGACAGGGTGCCGATGACGCCTGCCAAGATGATTACTACGTCAGCGTTTTCTTCAACGGCTTGTGCCATTTTGGTGATGATCGGTACTAGGCGCTCAAGCAATGGCAGGACGGCTGCGCCAATACTTTCTTGCATTTCGGCAAATGCGATCTGCATTTTTGCCATGCCGCCTTCAGCGGTTTCGGTAAATGCCTGGTTTGCGCCACCGAACGTGCCACCAAGCACGCTGATGATGGTTTCCATGTCGGCACCCTCACGAATGAGGTTTGCCATTTCAGGAGTAAGCGATCGCAGAGCTTTGAAGTTGCCTTCGTAGGCTTTGGCGAGCGCGTCGGCGACGGTGGTTGCGTCAATGGATGTTGCTCGGCTGATATCGAGCACGAGCGACATTTGGGATTGGGCTTCGTTTATGTCTTTTGTGCCACGAACAAGTGCGGCAAATGCGGGGCGTAGTACGTCATCGGCGACCGCCGCCTGGCGTGACATGGCGCTGATCGCTTTTTCAACTTCAGCGATTTGTTCTTGCCCGGCACCTGTCGAGTTTTGGAGCTGTATGGCGAGGGCGGCTTGTGCGGCTTCATCTTCGGCTGCGGCTTTTGCAGCCATGCCCAGCCCGGCAGCCAATGCGCCCGCAGCTGCGATCGCAGGCACAAATGCCTTTTCCATGCCATAGCCGACTCGTTCCGACGTTGTTTCGAGGCTGCCGAATTCTTTTTTGGCGCGCGCAATACCCTTGTCGTCAAATTCGCTAATGATGGGTATGCGAATACTCATATTGCAGCAATTCTACGATTTATGTTGCCTGCTACGAGTTCAATCGACTTGACCATTTCTGATTGCACATCAGTCAAATTTGCGTCGGCGGCTGGCCACATGACGCGGGCAGGCGATCCCCACGCCAACGTGCTGAGCGATTGACCTAGACGGCTGTCATTAGCAAATTCAATGATTGACGCCGCGGGGTCTTTCTGAATGATCGTGACGACGCCATCGGTGCGACGGCCTGCGTCAACTTTGACCTGCACGCCACGTCGAGCTTTACGAGCATCCCAGGGCAATAATTGGCGACCGTTTTGCGTCCAACGGTATTTCATGCCCGACAAGGCTTGTGCCGGGTATTTGGCTTGCGCCGCCACAATGATCGGGCTGGCAATCTGCTTGGCGTCCTTGGCAAATTGTTTGCGGGCCTCAGGGTCAATTTTTCTGAGGTCTTGCAGCATTTGTTCAACGCCCAATACTTCAACGGTTGCCATTAGCGCCCCCGCTTTGCCTGTTGCTGTTGCATCTCAAGCACATAAAACACGGTGGTCATGTCTCGAATGTCAAATTCCACTTGCGGCGGCCAGTAGCCCGTCATAACTAAGACCTCAGCGAGGGAGCGTCGCCAGGTGCCGCGATGGTAGGGGTTTCGTCGGTGGTTTCCTCAATGGGCGTGATTTCCATGTCGGGGTGTTCGGCTACCCATTCACGCCACGTTGCAGGCACTTTGTCGCCAGCGAGTTTGCACAGGATGTACGCCCAGCAGCACATATCGACAAAGCCGATGCCTTTGCCGTCTGCGGATCGCCGGTTTTCGGTTTTTTCCCATTCGACGATGGCGAGCATATTTGTGACCATTGTGCGTGGCTCGCGTCCGTCTTTGAGGTCGACTTTGAGTTTGACGCGCATTAGTTACCTTTCGTCGGGCAAGGCTCCGCTAATGCGGGCTTGCTTTGGTTGTTTTCAGCGCCGCCCAATCGGGCTGGCGAGAACATGGTTACGACGTGGCCTTTGTCAACGTGCCACCCGTGAACGTCAGGTCGATCGTTGAGAGTTCGCCGAGCGATGCGTTGATTGGGGTGTGGCTTTCGAGGTAGGCCGTGGCGAGTGTGTATGACGGGTTGGTTGCCGATACAGCTCCGGATGATGGCTTGATGACGATGCTGGTGGTCGTGCCGACCAAGTTGTACACGCTCACCTCGGTCTCAGCGGCGGCGTAGCTTTGGTAAAGAGTGACCGTGATGCTGTTGTTGGCAAGACCGGACGTGTAGGTGCGTGAGGTCGAGCCAAACGCGGTGTTTTCCAGCGCCTCAACGGTGTAGGTGATGCTGGCTGCGGTGCATTGGTCGCTGAGATCAACGCTGTTGATGGTGACGCTCGGGTTGGACAGGTAGACGCTGGTTGCCATGTTGGGTTACTCCTCGACTGGTTCTGCTTTGACTTTAGACGACTTTTTCGGTTTGTCGGTGGATACAAGACCAGCTTCAATGAGCGCGTCCACGTTGACACCTTCTTGCGGTTCGTAGACGTCGCCTGGTGTGCCGATGCGGGGGCTGACGATGATGTACATGGGTTCTCCTAGCTGGTTTGGGCTTGCATGGTGACGGTGAGATCGTAGGCAGGCAAGATTGAGCCGCCAATGTCGATGACGGTCGGGCGGCCCCCGGTGACAGCCACGTTTTTTGCTAACAGCATGGCGCAAATGTTGAGCAACGATCGCTGGGCGTCGAGGTTGGCTGGGCCGAGCGTCAGCACCTTGACGGGGAAGGTGAGCTTGACGATGTTGTAGTTCCAGCTTTCCCACGATGGTGCGTCAATGAACGCGCACGGTGGGACGATGTTTCGTGGATCGTTGACGACTTGTAGCCCTGTGATGGTTTGCAGGGTTGCGGTCAGGTCGTCAATGGCCTCGTTGAACAGGTCGGTGTAGGCAGGTACGGGCATCACGCCACCTGCGGGCGGTCAATCCCCAACAGCTGCTTCACCATGCCGGACAGGCCGACGACTGGAGCGGTTGCCATGCCGTCAAACGACGCGAACTGATCCATTGAGCCGCGCTGACGGTAATAGGCGCCACCCAGCATTATCGTGCCCAAAGTCACGTCTGCCGATGGGCTCGTCGTGGTTGAGTCAATGTAACCCGACTCAACTCTCCTTCGATACGCGAATTGGTTGGCGGCTGCGGCGCATTGCGTCAAAAACGCTGCGTCGCCCGCAGTTGCTGTGCCAATACCTAGCCAATCCTCAATGTTGGTTGCGGTGATCCAAGTGCAGACGGGTGTGTATGCGAGCGAGCCGGTGGATGCGACGCGATCGACATTGCTAGCGGTTTTGGCGTACAGCACCTGGTTTTGAATTGGTACCTGATAATCAAGCATCAGGTCGCCCTCGGTGTCGATACCCAGGTACAGGTATTGCGGGAGCGCGTAAACGGTGTAGGAGCCGTTGAACGTTGCGTCGACGCCTGTGACGGTGATTGCGCCGCCTACAACTACCTCGGAGGGGGTGAGGAGCTGTAGGACGGCGTAATCGTCCAGCAGGTACTTGTGTGTGACCGTGTAGGTGGCCATTTTGTGGGCCTACCTTTCAGATCACGGGCTGACGGTGATGGACTTGACGAGATCGCTGTCGGCGATGAACGTTGCGACGTACCCGTAGTACGAGAACGTGCGGCCGAGGGTGCTTGGCACTTCGACCGACATGAGGCCGCGTACCTGCTCGTAGAACTCTATTGCAGAAGCTTTTGCTACCACCATGGTGTTCAAGGCGAAGTTGCGGTCAGCGACCAAATTCAAACCAAATGGGTTGAACGTGTTGAGCTGCGTAACGTTTGCGCTGCCCATTGCGTTGACGCCCATGAGACCTGCGGCGCCTGCGTATGGGAATACTGGGCGCTTGTCTGCGTCGAGCTGCTGACCGAGGAGCTTCCACACGCCAGGGGCCACGAAGATGTGGTCAGGCAGGAAGTTGCTTGCGGTGAGAATGTCGACGGCTGCGTCGTAGATTGCGGCG